CGATACAGATAGCACATTTGCCAACTTGCGTCAGTATGCACCAGAGTTTAATGAAAGAAATACAGAAATATCGCAGATGTGGGCACTATCTAATGAAACTTCTAAGGAAGTTGATGCGGATACAGCAGGAATCAACTCATTATACCCATCAGGGTGCGAGGAATGGGCACAACCTAATATGTACCACGTCAGACGTTTCTTTGATATACCTTGTCCTTATGAAACACTAGATGCTGATGGTGAAAAGTCAGTTTTTGGGTTTATGCCATTTAAGTATTGTGCTAGTCAGGAAGAGACTGCAAACATACGTGTATCTATGGAGATAGAAGGCGATGTAAGCGGTGCAGGAGCGTCTGTAAACACGTCGTTTATGAATTTCCTTAAATCACTACCTGCACCTACATTAACCCGTCCTAGATCGATTTCAAATCTACCTACTGGAATAAAAGCACATCCTTGTAAGCAAGGAGAAGCGGAAGGTAGATGTTATAGAACTTCCGCAGGTCAATACGCATTTGTTCCTCTATCTGGTGATGAGAATACATTTGATTACGGATTATCTGGAATGACGGAGTTAGGACAACTACAAACGTGGATAGGAAGCAATGTTAGCGGATATGGTGGAAACACTAACTTCACTTACGGTTATAATAACGCAGCAATCGCAGCGTGTAGCGGAGGAAAGTTACCAAATCCGTGTTGGCACAATTTTGTTACGGATGGAATATTAGATGTCAATAAAGGGTATGACGGAAGTGGAAATGCTCTTTCACAAGCGGATTTGTGTAGTTCCTCACCATTGCAAGCGTGTAGTGGTACAAATGGTAGTGCGTTGTACCAAGTAGTACACGCTGCTATATCCATAGATCCAAACTTAGTCAACGCGGACAACTATATAGAGATGGGACCCTACGAGGGTACATTACTTTATCGTAATTATTCCGCAGCGAGTACAAAGTTACTAGAAGACACAATGAACAACTACGGAAACCCTTACTTTGATGAATGTGATTTGAGGTTCGACTAATGACCGCAACCTATCACATCTATCTAAGAGGAGAATGTTTATTCAAGAACTTAAACCAAGAGGAGTTTGATCTCATTTGGGGTAGGATATATCAATCCTATTTTAGAGAAGAACTTACATACTCTACTGTTTTTGAAAAAACAGAAGATTATTCGGACGCATCTTTCTAATGCCAAAAGCGTGTATGCCAGTTGCAAGTCATAACGGTCTACCTTGTAGTGGACACGGGATTCCTATACCTGCAACTATTCATAATCAACAACCTTGCGGAAGTTCACCTATACCCTTTACTATTGAGATAAAGAACAAGACTTGTTGGTGGCCACCCACTCCATTGATTCCTTTAACTGGTTTGACACCTGAGAGAGCAACAGTATTAGTAAACAAGATTCCTATTATGTTAGAGATGGATGTTTTCACTCCGCATAGATCCATTACTACAAACATTATAAATTATTTGTGTCCTTGCGGAAAAGCAATGTGTATTATACCCACACCTTTCGGTGGAAGTATCTTAACTATCGAAGATAAGTTTGGTATAGGTCACGAACGAGTTTTAAATGCCACTACATTTACAGTATTTGCCCTTAAGAGAAGAGTTGCTAGACTATTAGACCCACTAGGTGTAGGATTACCACGAGTATCCTGGCCGTGTAAATCGGTGGTTGCTTATGGTTCACCTAACGTTCTCTGTGGTTAATTCAATGGAAAAAACTAAAACAATAGAAAATGAGTTTGATGATTGGATGAAAAAAATGTTGGAAGGTCAAGAGGAAGATGTCTTAGAGATTCCTGATGAGTCAGGAATTGATATAGATATAGATTATAGTCACTCAGTCTGAGGGAGTACAAAAGATCTCCACATAGAAGGAGTGCCCTCTTAATCACATTATTTCAAATTATGGCAAAAACTTTTAGTATGGGTAATTCCATTGAATCTAAACCAAAAAAGACTAGACAAGGAACAGGACAACACAGCAAGTATTCTGCTACTTCTCGCAATGAAGCGAAGAAACGTTACCGAGGACAAGGTAAATGATTAGGACAGATATGAGTGAAGAATTTGTCAAAAGTGGTCAGTGGTTAGTAACTATGCCTAAACGTGATAAATACTTAAAACAAATGAAAGTTTTGAGTAATGGCGTACAAGTTCCGAGCAGAACGAACACTTAGCAGAGCATTTAAAGACTTCAGTATTTTGATGAAATCAAATCCGAATACTGAAGATTTTACTGTGGTTAAGAATGAAAACGCTATTAAACAATCAGTTCGTAATTTAGTATTAACTGGAATAGGTGAAAGACCATTTCAACCTAAAACTGGATCACGTCTGAGAGAATTATTATTTGAACCATATGATGTCTTTGTCGCACAAGACATAAAAGAAGAAATCATTAACGTTATTACAAGACTAGAACCAAGAATTGCAGTTCGTCAGGTTAGAGTTTTTCAAGATGATGAAGATACTAATACTCTTCGAGTTGAATTTGACTATACTATTGTTGGTGAAACTTTGATACAAACTGTTGACTTCCTATTGGAGACAATATAAATGCCCGCAATACCATCGAATTTAACTTCTCTAGACTTTGGAGAAATAAAAGAATCGATCAAATCATACTTAAGAACTAGAACAGAATTTACAGACTACGATTTTGATGGATCTGCTGCGTCATATCTACTAGACGTACTAGCATATAATACTTACTATTCTGCATTCAATGCTAATATGGCAATGAATGAAGCATTTTTAGAGTCAGCAACAATAAGAGATAACGTAGTAAAGATAGCAAAGCAGTTAAATTATACTCCTAGATCAATAAAAGCAGCAAAAGCGTGTGTTGCATTTGCTGTACAAACCGTGTATGTCGGTTCTAGTACAACTTATCCATCTACTGTTACTATTCCACAGGGAGATGTATTTGTATCGTCTGTTGATGGTCAGGCATTTACATTTACAGTTCCAGAAGCATTGACTTCAATGGTAGATCAGCAAACTGGTATTGCGACATTCAATAAGACAGTAATATATCAAGGTAACTTATTAGAGTATGAGTACAATGTAACTGATGTTAAAAAGAGAAAATATGATATACCTGTTGACAACGTAGATACAGACTTACTTTATGTGTCTATATCACCTAACGCACAGAGTGAAGAAATTGATACTTATAATCAAATTACAAATATTGTAAATGTAGATGGTACAACTCGTGGTTATTTCTTAGAAGAAACAGATGATCTTAGATATACTATTATATTTGGTGATGGTATTATCGGTAGAGAACTAATTGCAGGTGAAGTTATAAGACTTAAGTATGTTAGAACTTTAGGACCAGAAGCAAACGGTTGTAAGAAGTTTACATTTATAGGACAAGTTAGAGATAATACTGGTCGTGCTGTATCATCTGCAAATATCTCTATAGCGACCGTAGATGCCTCTCAGGACGGTGAAGACGGAGAAGATGTTATATCTATTAAGTACAATGCTCCAAGGGCATTCAGTGCCCAAAACAGAGCAGTCACGGAGTCCGACTATGAATACATTACTAAATTGGTTTATCCACAGGCAAGGTCTGTTACTGCTTATGGTGGAGAAAGAGTCTATCCACCAGTGTACGGAAAAGTATATGTGGCAGTAAAAACTAAGTCTGGTGCAGCATTAAACGCAACTACTAAAAAGCGTATTAAAAATGATCTGTTGAAATACTCTATGGCAGCGATCGAACCAGTGATTATCGATCCTACCACTTTATACATACGTCCTAAGACTTATGTTTTCTTTGATGGAACTTCAACAGCACTTTCTAATAATGAACTTGCATCTAGAGTTCTAGGTGCTATTGATGATTATAATACACAAGGATCTTCTAATAGATTTAACGGAAGAATTGATACATCTGCGTTCCAAACAATGATAGATCAATCCCAGAATTCCATAGTTGGTAATCAAACCACTATGACTCTTGGTTTAAATGTC